GGGCGGGGGGGCCGGTCCCGGGGGGGGGGGCCCCCCCCCCCCCCCCCCCCCCCCCCCCCCCCCGCCCCCCCCCCCCCCCCCCGCCCCCCCCACCCCAGGAGGCCCCAGCATGCGCCGCGCACCCTGCACGAACTGCCCGCCCCCCGCCCACGTCAACGTCGCCCCGTACGCCTTCGCCCTGTCCGCCGCCGTCTGGATCGCCCTGCTGTCGGCCCCGCGCCCCAGCACCGCCGGGGCGCTGCTGCTGATCGCCGCCTGGGCCGTCCTGGGCCTGGTGCTGCAGGCGCGGCACCGCGGGTTCGTGGATGAGTCACCGGCCGCGTGGCTGCTGATCGCCACCGCGGCGGTGGTGGCCGCCATCCTGGGCGCTGCCCTGTAGTGATGCGCTACGGGCCGCCCACAAGCGGCCAGGCGTACCACCTGACCCTGCACCACCTGCGGCAGCCGTCGGCGCTGGACGCGCCGTGGATCAGGCTGCTGCCTGCGCAGGTGCCCATGAACGTGGCTGAGCCCACCATCCTGTGCCGCTGCGCTGCGCGGTCGATCCCTGACGAGTACGGGCACGAGGTCCACCCGGTCGACCGCTACCTGCGTTCGGCGGTGCGTCTGCAGCGGGTGCGCATGCCAGCGAACGCGCCGCCGCGTGAGCCTGCCCTGGGCGACGCGTGGGCGTTCCTGATCGGTCGCTGCCTGGACTGCGGCACGGTCTGGTGGGCCCCGCTGGAGGCGTCGGGCGTCAGGGGTCGACACCACGTACACGGGGGTGTACCATCATGTCAGTTCACCGCGCGAGCCACGCGCACCAGGAGGCCCGACATGATCACCCCCGCCACCCCCGCCCGCGACCTGCACGCCGACGCCGCCGCCCGCATGGCCACCCTCACGACCGCCCAGGTGTGCGAACAGTGGATGCACACCGACGAACTGATGGCCGACTACGCGCTGCCGCAGGACGACCGCCTGGCCGTGATCCAGGTGCGCCAGTGGATCATGACCGACCTGGAGCGCCGCGACGACGCCGCCCTGGTGGCCTGGATCGAAAGCGGCCAGGACGACCCGGCCCCGTTCTACGTGCACGTCTGAGCGGCCCGCGGGGCCCGCCGATCTGGCGGGCCCCGCACCTGTTGACACCACCGTACACGGCGTGTACACTTACGTCAGATCACACCGCGCGAGCCACGCGCATAGGAGGCACACCATGACGACCACCACGACCACCCCCCGCAAAACCGGCACCTGGCAGGACCTGTTCCCCACCCTGAAGCCTGCCGCCGCCACCGCCACGCACCCCAAGTACGGCCAGGTTGACATCATGAAGTGGCACGCCAACGGCCGCGCGGGCATCCGCTACCTGTCGAACCGCCAGTGCCGCATGTTCACCACCAGCGTCGACCCCGCCGAACTGGTCGGCGTCGTCTACCGCTGATCACCCCACACCAGGGCCCGCCACCCGGCGGGCCCGCCCACGCCACAGGAGGCACCCCCGCATGACGACCCCCGCCAGCAGCACCTGGACACCCGAACGCATCGCCGAGGCCCTGAAGCGGCACCGAGGCAGCGTCGCCGCCGCCGCCCGCGACCTGGGATGCAGCCGCGAAACCGTGTACACGCACCTGCGCAAGGACGCGGGCCTGGCCGACGCCCGCCAGGCCGCGCAGGCCACCGGCGACGCCGCCGCCGATCAGCCCGTGACCATCCGCCTGGCGCGGCACCAGGTCGACGCCGTCGACGCCCTGCGCGGCAGCACGCCCAGGAGCGAGTACCTGCGCGACGTCGTCGCGCAGCACGTCGCCAGGACGCCGTTCTGATGGCCACGTACGCCGAGGTCATGGCCCGCCAGCAGATCGCCGCGGCGCGCCGCGCCCGTCAGGAGGCCCAGAAGATGGACACCACGCCGACGCACGCCGCCGAGGGCCTGACGCCCGACCAGTGCATGCTGCTGGACGACCTGCAGCGCGCCATCGGTGCCCGCACCTGGTGCAGCGTCGCCGACGTGCAGCGCGCGGCCGCTGATCGAGTCGGCGCGCAGTTCGACGGCGACCCCGAGGCCGCGCAGCACGTGCCGACGTACGACCGCCTGCGCCGCGACCTGTACGCCCTGGCCGACCGCGGCCTGCTGCGCGCCAGCCCGAAGGGCCAGCCGCCCGGCATCGGCGGCCTGCTGTTCAGGCTGACGCCCGCTGGCTACGCCGCCCTGATCGACTGCCCGCCCGCGTACCGCCACCGGCCCGAGGCGAACACGTGAGCGTCCGCCGCCTGCTGGCGACCGCACAGGTGCAATGCCAGTACGCGATGCTCGCCAACGCCATGCAGGAATGGAGCGGCGAAGTCGACGCACTGAAGGCCGCCCTGCACGCCACCGATCTGGACCGGCTGCACCTGCTGGAGCGCACCGCCCGCGCCCGCCACACCATCACCACCCTGGCCCTGGCGCTGGGCGTCCTGTGGCCCGAGGACGGCGTGGCCGACGCCGTCGCCGACAGCCTGGCCGACCTGGCCCGCGCCCTGGCCGACCAGATGGACCCCGACACCCGCGACGCCCTGATGCGCCGCGCCGACGCCCGCGCCGACGACGTCGCCGTGGCCGTCCTGATCGCCGACCGCGACGCCCGCACCCCCACCGAAGGGACCCCCGATGCCTGAGCCAACCACCCGCCCCCGCATGACACCCGCCCAGGGCCGCGCGTACCAGTACCTGCGCACGTACGCCGACCAGCACGGCGGCCTGCCGATCATGACCGACGCCGCCCGCGCGCTGGGCATCACGTACCCCACCCTGAGCCAGCACCTGGACGCCCTGCACGCCAAGGGGTACCTGCACGTGGAACGCCGCGGCGTCGGCCGCCCGCCCCTGGTGCAGTTCGACGGCGGCCGCGCATGACCGGCCCCCGCCACCCGTGGGCCCCCGTGCGCCCGCGGCGACCCCGGCCCGACCCCGCCGTGATCGTCACGCACCTGATCGCCTGGCTGGCGCTGGCCGTCGCCGTCGTGGCCACCGTGAACGCCCGCGACCGCGTCACCCTCACGACCGGCCCCTGCACGATCCTGGGGCCCGCGTCGCACCCCGACCTGGTCGGCCCGCACCTGGTGATCGACTGCGACGGCGTGCAGTTCGGCGTGCGCGCGGTGCTGCCATGACCCCGCCCGAGTGGCTGCACGATGCTGTCACGTGGGCGTTCATCACCGCCCCGTGGCTGCTGGTGGCCCCGGTGGCCGTCCTGATCGGTGGGGCCATCCTGCGCGACGTGGTGGCCACCGTGCGCGCTGACCGCGACGCCGACGCGGCCGCCGACGCCGAGGGCCTGACGTGAGCGCGCGCCCGCTGTTCGATCAGGTCGTGGAGGTCGCCGCCACCGCCCGCGGCGACCACGACCGCATGCCCGGCCCCACCGCCAGCCTGCGCACCGCCCGCGACTACGTCCAGACGCACAGCACCGAAGCCACCGGGGCCACCTGCCCCTGCTGCGGCCGCCTGGTGCGCATGTACCGCTACCGCGTCAGCCGCACACAGGCACAGTTCCTGGTGGCGATGGCCCGCAGCAGCGCACGCGCCACCGGGTACCGCGACGCCCGCGCGTGGATCGACCTGCGCACCGTCGGCGGCCAGTTCAGCGCTGGCATGCGCCTGGGCGGCAAGTACGCCAAGTTGCGCCACTGGGGCCTGCTGGAGGCGCACCCGCACCAGCGCGCCACGTGGAGGCTGACGCAGCGCGCCGTGGACTGGCTGGCTGGCCGGGTGTTGGTGCCGCAGTACGTGTACCTGCTGGACAACGTGCTGCAGGGGTACGACGACGCGCTGGTGTCGTTCGATCAGGCGCTGGGGCAGGCGTTCGATCTGGACGACGCCATGCGTGCGCCCGACGGCCTGCGAGGCTCCTGATGCCCGCCGCGTACCCGCCCGAGGTCGCCGATTTCATCGCCCAGCACTTGCCGACCAAGGGTCGCGCTTGGGTTGCCAAGCGCCTGGGCAAGCACCCGGCCGCCATCCACGCGTGGGCGAGCCGTCGGGGCATCCGCGTCGGGGACCTTGACGGCTGGACGCGCGTCACGGACCTCGCGCGCGCCGTCGGCGTCAACCCCAGCAACGTGTGGACGCGCGCCAAGCGCGACGGCGTTCTCCGAAGGGTCGGCCGCGGCCCCCGCGGCCAAGCTCTCGCCGCCATCGTCCCGAACAAGTGGGCCGACGCTCAAGCGGGCACGTGGCTCGCGCAGCAGCAGAACGAAGACGAACGGCACGCCTTCCTCACGGTCGACCAGGCCCGCGTCATCCTCCGGGTCGGCCGCACGACGGTCCTGCGTGGCCTGAATGGCGAGGGCGCCCTAGCGCCGCACCTGGCGAACGCGCACGCGATCCGTGGCAAGCGCGGCACGTGGCTGCTGAACCCGCACGACGTCGAGCGCGTGCGACGAGCGCTGGACTCGGACCGTCAGAAGGCACGCGCTATGGTCAGTACGAAGAGCCTTGCTGTGGAACACGGCGTGAGTCAGAGCTACGCAGCGGAAGTGGGTCGTGAGTTGGGGTGTGAGCTGCTGTTCGTGCGGGGTCGGTTGTGCGCATTCGTGTCGCGTGAGGTGGCTGAGGTGATGCGTGAGCGCTTCGGGACGGGTGTGACTCCGGGTAAGACTCGGGGTCGTCCTCGGAAGCTCCCGCCCGCTTGACACCCTGGTACACGCGGTGTACCATCATGTCCAGAACGACCGGCCGAGCCACGGCCAACCAGGAGGCAGACCATGCGCACCCCCACCACCGCCACCACCCCCACGAACGCCGCCCTGCACGCCATGACCGACACGCAACTGCGCACCGCCATCGCCGACACGCAGTCAGCCCTGCGCACCGCGTTCGCCCGCCGCCGCTGGGTCTGCGACACCGGCGACCGCCTGGACGCCCTGGTGCGCGAGGGCGACCGGCGCGGCATCCTCTGATCCACCCCCAACCGGGCGGGCCCACGGGCCCGCTCACCCCACACTGCGCGGCCACGCGCACAGGAGGCCCAGCATGCCCACCACCACTCGCCAGCAGGACCGCGACCACGCCGCGGCGTACGCCCGCGACCTACGCCGCACCGGCGCGCGCGCGATGGCCCACGCCGTCGTCCTGATCGCCCAGGCCCGCACCCGCCGCCCCGAGGCCCGCGCGTGAAGGCCACCGTGTCCTACTTCCTGAACCACGGCCCCACGCCCACGCACCTTTCGCACGACGTCACCCCCTGCGCCCGCCTGCGCGACGCGCGCGCCGCCGCCCCAACCGGCCGCGGCTGGGCCATCATCCGCGCCGAGGACATGCCGTACCGCCCCGGCCGCCGTTCGGTGGTCGACGCCAGCGACGCCGCGTATCGTGAGGCCGCCGAACGGCTGTGCAGCGACACGAACCGACGCAACGGCGTGCAGCCCGAGGCCCGCCCATGATCACCACCCGCATGCTGGACGAACTGCACGAAGCGCAGGCGCGCGACCACACCGAACGCCGCCGCGACGACTTCGCCCGCGCCGCCCTGATCGGCCTGCTGGCCGACGGCGAGTGGCCCACGGCCGACGTGAACCCCGAACACGACCCGCGCCCGGTCGATCACCACCGCAGGGAACTGGCGCGCCGCGCCTGGCAGATCGCCCACAGCATGATGGCCAACGCGCCGGGCCTGCCCCCGCACGGCCAGGTCGACCGGCCACTGCCGCCCACCCCGCAGCAGCCTGTCGAGGTAGCGGGCGTCCTGCTGACGACGGACGACGATCTGGAGCCCGACGAATGGCGCCTGCTGGCGGACCTGCTGCCCATGCCGATCACGCCCGACGACGTCCTGTCCTACGGCCGCCGCCAGGACGCCGAGGCGAGCCTGCGCCGCAAGGTCCGCGACGTCCTGGAGCGCCTGAACGGCAGCGACCTGGGCGGCGCGTAGTGCCCGAGCGTGCCCCCGTCCGCACGTCCACCCGAGCGCACCCGATCCGCTACACCGAAGTGGAGCGCGACATCATCCGACGCATGTACAACCGCCACCCGCCCGACGCCGTCCAACGCGCCATCCTGCGCGCCACCGGCGTGCTGCGCGCCACCGGCAGCATCCGATCCGAGGCGCAGCGCCTGGGCGTGAACGGCGACCGCATCCCGCACGGGTACGTCCGCCTGGTCGACGCGCACGACCAGTTCCACGGCACGCATTACAGCAGCAGCCGCGCCATCGTCCGCGCCGCCCGCGCCGACGGCGTCCTACGCAAGGCGCACCACGTCACGCACCGCCCGCTGATCGCCCCGAAGGCATGGGTGGACGCATGGCTGGCGCAGCACTACAGCGTGCCCACCCCAGACGGCACGCCCGAGGCCGACGTGATCGACTGGCTGCCCACCCCCGAGGTCGCCCGCCGCCTGGGCACCGACCCCATGCACACCGCCGACCGCCTGCTGCGCACCCCCGGCCGCCTGCGCACCCTGGCCAAGGGCGCACGCCACACCCGCCTGAAGCACCGCCGAGGCGCACCGCGCGTCTGGCACCCCGACGACGTCGACCGCATCGTGGCCGCCTGGCATGATGCGACCACCGCATGACCCCACCCCAGCGACCCGCGCGCGGCCGATCCGCGACCACGCGCCCGCACCCCACAGGAGGCCAGACCATGCCCACCACCACCCCCGCCCCCCAGCAGTTCAGCGTCGACACCATCGGCGACCTGGACGACGGCACCGTACGCCTGCTGATCGACACCGCCCTGGACGAGGCCCTGACCGACTGCGACGCCCGCCCCATGCTGCCCAAGGCCCGCCGCGTCACCATCACCGCGGAACTGCAGCCCGTGATCAACGACCGCGGCGGCATGAAGGGCGTGGAGGCCAGCGTCAAGGTAGCCACGAAGGTGCCGCCCCGCGCAGGCCGCGGCGAGTACCTGCCCACCACCACGAAGGGCGACGGCGTCGTGGCCACCCTGCCCACCGACACCGCCGTGCGCATGTTCACCGAGGGCACCCCGTCGTGAACGACAACCACGTGCGCGACATCGCCGACCTGGCACGCCGCGAGCAGACCATCGTCCTGGCGCCCGACTACGCCAGCACCGGCGTGTACTACGTGCGCGAGTCCGACGGCGACATGCGCATGATCAGCCCCGACCGCGACCTGTTCACCGTCGGCCTGCCCCCAGGCGACACTCGCCACGCCCACACCGACAGCCTGGTGCGCCGCATCGCCGCCGACATGGCCGACGTCATGCACGAAACCTGGCTGCGCGGCATCTACGTGAGCAGCACCGGCATCGTCGCCACCCTGGCCACCCGCTGGCACGCGTGGCGGCACACCCTGCCCATGCCCCTGCACCCCGTGTTCGCCGAGGTCCAGGCCCTGACCCGCCCGCGCGCGTTCACGCAGCGCGACCTGATCCACTGGCTGCGCAGCACCATGAACGGCCACGTGCCCGACGCCGACGTGGAACAGTTCCGCGCCCTGCGCATCAGCACCGAGGGCGACACCGCCACCGTCGTGGCGAAGGGCCGCGAAGGCGTGGACCGCAGGATCGCCGCCACCATCCGCCAGCAGGCAGGCGCCGACGTGCCCGACAGCCTCACGGTGCAGGTGCCCGTGTTCGACCTGGAGCAGACCATCGGCGAGTACCAGGTGGTCCACCTGCTGGTCGACGTGCGCCAGGCCGACGACGGCGCCGCGCAGTTCGTCGTCACCGCCGTGCATGACGGTCTGCGCACCGCGCTGCGCGACGCGGTCGACCACGTGCGCGTGCTGCTGGCCGCGTCAATCGACGCCCACGGGGGCGACATGGTGCGCAAGGCCGACATGTACGACGGCACCCCTGTGTAGACTGCAGGCCAGCCGGTCGACGGCTGCGCGTGATCCGTCAGAGCGCCCAGGCCACCAGCCTGGGCGCTCGGCGTTCGGGCACTTGACACCACGTACACCAGCGTGTACCATTACGTCAGATCAGCAGGAGCCACCTGCAGACAGGAGCCAACCACATGACCCGCACCGAAGCCATCGCCAAGATCGAAGCCACCCGCGCCGAGTTCGCCGACACCGTCACGAAGGCCCGCAACGCCGCCCGCCGCATCACCGCCGAGGCCAATGCCGAAACCACCCCGTGGATCGCCGCCGAACTGCACGCCAAGGCCCGCCGCATGCGCAACGTCGCCCGCACCGCCATCAGCACCTGGCAAGAGCGCCGGTACTACCTGACCCGCGGCCTGGCCGACTTCACCGCCTGACCCCACCCCCGCACCGCCCCGCGCCCCGGCCCGCCACAGCCGGGGCGTGCACAGGAGGAACATGCCCGCCACGTACCTGACCGGCGACGCCCTGCACACCCTCACGACCCTCCCCACTGACACGTACGACGCCATGCTGACCGACCCCCCGTACGGCATCGCCTTCATGGGCAAGGCGTGGGACCGAGGCGTGCCCAGCGCCGACGTGTGGGCCGAGGCCCTGCGCGTCCTGAAGCCTGGCGCGTTCGCGCTGGTCGCCTGCGGCACCCGCACGCAGCATCGGATGGTGTCGAACCTGGAGGCCGCCGGGTTTGAGGTCCGCGACGTGATCGCCTGGCTGTACGGGTCAGGGTTCCCCAAGAGCCATGACGTGAGCAAAGGGATCGACCGCGCCGCGGGCGCCGAGCGGGCCGTGGTCGGCGTCGCCGCGGATCGAGCGCTCGACGGCGCGCGCCGTCAGGTCGACGGCTCGCACGCGGCGCCGCACGCGATCCAGGGCGGCCACGGCTACGGCGATCGCTGGTCCGCGCCCATCACCACGCCCGCCACCCCGGACGCGGAGCGGTGGCAGGGGTACGGCACTGCCCTGAAACCCGCCATGGAACTGTGGACCCTGGTACGCAAACCACCCCAGGGCACCGTCGCCGCGAACGCCCTACAGCACGGCACCGGCGCGCTCAACATCGACGGATGCCGAGTGCTCAGTGTGGACGTTCCGCAGCCTTTCGGCACGCCGACCAAGTCGGTCGGAGGAATCATGAACAAGTCGCCGGAGATGCGTGGCGAGCCCTACGAGGCGCACGCGGCTGGCCGTTGGCCCGCGAACGTGATCCACGACGGCAGCGACGAAGTGCTCGCAGGGTTCCCCGAAACCACCAGCGGCACCGTTAATCCCTACGAAAAGGCAACGCGCCAAGGGAACGCGTACGGCAAACAACCGGCCATCAGCACGTTCCCGCGCGAGGGCGATACCGGCAGCGCCGCCAGGTTCTACTACACCGCTAAAGCCAGCCGCGCCGAACGGGAGGAAGGCTTGCACCACCTGCCCATGCACGAACACGTCGGAACCATGAAGGGCGACGCCGACGGCACCCTCCAAACCGGCGCAGGCAACCCCCACGACACCACCGCCCGCAACCCGCACCCCACCGTCAAACCCCTGGCGCTCACGCAGTACCTGGCAACCCTCCTGCTACCCCCACCCCGCCCCGACGCCACCCCGCGCCGCATCCTCACGCCCTACAGCGGAGTGGGCAGCGAAGTGATCGGCGCGCTGCTCGCCGGGTGGGACGACGCCACCGGCATAGAACTGGACCCCACGTACGCCGACATCGCCCGCGCCCGCACCGCGCACTGGATCATGCGCGCCCACGGGCCCCTGTTCGCCGACATCTGACCCCCCACCCCAGGCCGGGGCGCAACCCCAGCCATTCTGGTGTGATACGCTCACGTCAAGCACCTCCGGTGCTCCGGGAGGGAACCGCGCCGCGCCGTCCAAGCACTACGCGAGTTCTCCGATGTTGTGACCCCTCGCCCGCCAGCGGGGGGTCGCTCTTTGTGCGGCGCACGCGTGTACCATCAAGCCAGGACCGCGCCAGGAGCGCACCCCCGGCCCAGGAGGTCACAGCATGCCTCGCACGACGAGTTCGACACCTGAACCACCCCCGCCCAAGGCCCCCGGCAAGGCCCCAGCGAAGGCGAAGGCCAAGGCCCGCACGAACCGCCGCACGAACCACCTGACACGCAAGGAAGTGGCCCAGGCCCTGATCGACAGCCACGGCCTGGTGAGCGTCGCCGCCAAGGTGCTGGGCGCGCACCGTGACAGCGTGTACCGCGCCCTGAAGCGGTGGCCCGAACTGCACGAAGTGAAGGCCGCCGCCACCGAGGACGTGAACGACGTCGCCGAGCATCGCCTGTTCCAAGCCATCGAACGCGGCGACCCCTGGGCCGTGCAGTTCTACCTGAAAACCAAGGGCAAGGCCCGCGGGTACGTCGAACGCAGCGAACTGGACCTGCGCGGCGTCGACCTGACGCAGGTGCCCACCGATCAACTGCAGGCATGGCTGCAGGACACGTAACCCGCCGCGCCATCGGGCCGCGGCCGCCGCCCGAGGTCATACGCCGCGAACTGCAGCGCCGCATGATCGCCGACGAACTGCAGCGCCGCGCCGAGGCCGCCCGCCCCACCCTGCCCGACTTCATCCAGCAGTACAACAGCGGGTACGCCGACCCCTACTGGCTGCGCCCCGTGGTCGACCTGTACGACCGCATCGCCGACGGTGAGGAAGTCCGCGCCATCGTCCAGGCACCCCCGCGGCACGGCAAGACCGACCTGACCCTGAACGCCCTGGCGTGGCTACTGCAGCAGGACCCCCGCAGGATGCACGCGTTCGTCACGTACGCCGACCGCCTGGCCCGATCCAAGAGCCGCAAGGCCCGCCGCATCGCCCGCAGCGCGGGCGTGCCGATCAGCCGCGAGTCCGCCAGCGTGAACCAGTGGCTGACGACCAGCGAAGGTGGCCTGCTGGCCACCGGCGTGGGCGGCCCCCTGACCGGCGAAGGCATCACCGGCGTGGGCGTCGTGGACGACCCGATCAAGAACCGCCAGGACGCCGAGTCCAGGCTGCTGCGCGACCGCGTGTGGGACTGGTGGGCCGACGTGTTCTGGACCCGCCTGCAGCCCGGCAGCAGCGTGATCGTCCAGGCCACCCGCTGGCACGAGGACGACCTGACCGGCCGCCTGCTGAACGACGGCGGGTGGGAACTGGTGAACCTGCCCGCCATCGCCGAGGACGACACCGACACCCTGGGCCGCGCGCCGGGCACCGCCCTGTGGCCTGAGCAGTACCCCGTCGAGCGACTGCGGCCCATCGAAGAAAAGCGGCCGTACACGTGGGCCAGCCTGTACCAGCAGCGGCCACGGCCGCGCGGCAGCCAACTGTTCCAATCGGCGCAGTTCTACGACCCCGACGACCTGGCGCAGCGCGCCCGCAGCGGGGTGCGGTACGTCGCCGGGATCGACACCGCGTACAGCGCCAAGGCACGATCTGACGCCAGCGCCGCCGTGGAAGGCATCATCTGGGCCGACCCCATGCTGGACGGCCAGCCGCGCCTGTACATCACCCGCGTGATCCACGCCCGCGTGCGCCTGCACGAGTTCGCCGACATGCTGGCCACCCTGCGCGCCGACTACGTGCGCTGGAGGCTGTACGGCGCAGAGCATGGCGTCGGCGACACCCTGGAGGAACGCAGCGGCATATACCTGGTGCGCGACACGCAGGTGCTGGACAAGTACGCGTACGCGCAGCCCGCCGCCGCCGGGTGGAACGCGGGCATGATCCTGCTACCCCGCCGCCCCGGCCAGAAGATCACCGAACTGGACCCCGGCCTGCAGACGCTGATCCAGGAAGTGCAAGCCTTTACGGGCGACGACGACCCCCACGACGACACTGTGGACGCATGCGCTAGTGTGTGGCGTGAGATGCTGGACCACGTACCCCATGACAGCGTCGCGCAGGCCCTGACCGGCCACTAGGAGGCCCGCCGCATGATCGACCTGCAGTCTGTGTACATCCGCGGGTTCCTGCGCGACGTGCAGGCGCGCGTGCAGACCACCACCGACGCGCTGTCCTGGTACGAAGGCGACCCCGAATACATCGCCGACCGGCTGCTGCCGCCGTTCACCGAGGGATCGAACGCGCACGACGACTTCCAGCGGTTCGCCGCGCAGGTGCAGAACATGGGCCCGATGGCCCTACGCCTGCGCCGCCAGGCCGCCGTCGGCACCATCACCTGGTCGGACGCGGCCCTGGCCGACGGCCCCGACGCCACCGACGCCGAGAAGGCCGCCGCCAAGGCCGCCAGCGACGAACTGGACGCCCGCCTGGACGACCTGCCGATGATGCGCTGGAGCAACGCCGCCGCCAAGGGCCTGCTGGTGAACGGCGTCACCGCCGTGTGGCCCGTCCTGCGCGGCACCATCACCGACGCCGACGCGCCCGACGGCATGCGCCCCGAGGATCAGCCACCCCCGACGCTGCAGGTGCTGGGCGGCCACCTGGAGCCGCTGTGGTCTGAGGACGACGTCGGCGGCGACCCCGTCGGCCTGATGCAGGTGCTGGGCAACGTGGACACGTACCTGGGCCGCGGCATCAGGTACGACATCAGGGTGTGGGACTTCACGAACCGCACCCTGCGCGTGTGGCGCAAGCGGCTGCAGCCGTGGGACCTGGGCGTGGTCAGCGACGACGACCCCGACGGTGGCGAGTTCGACCAGTACCCCCAGGAGGGCCAGGGCGAACTGGCCATGCCCACCATCGTGTGGGCCGATGTCGACCAGTACGGCCTGCCCATCGGTGAGGGTCGCGCGAACATGCCCACCCTGCGGCAGATCGTCGCGCAGGACATGCGTGTGCTGCGCACCAGCCAGTCCCACGCGTTCCCCGTTTGGGCCCTGTCGGGCAAGTGGGAAACGGTGTCCAGGATCGGGGCCAACACGGTGCTGCGCGCCCGTGAGGACAGCGCGCGCGCCGAACGCATCAGCAGCGGCGACCTGCAGCCCCTGTTCGATGAACGCCAGGCGCTGCTGGAGCGGTTCAGGCAGGCGCTGGCGCTGCCGATCACCGGCGCGGGCGACGCCCCGTCAGGTGAGGCGTACACGCAGGCGAACGTGGCATATGCCACAGCGTCCGACCAACTGGCGCGCCTGGTCGGCGACGCCCTAACCGCGGGCGTGCGCGGCCTGCTGAGCCTGCAGGATGGCAGCGCGCGACCCCTGCCCAAGTACGACGGCCTGCGCGTCACCGTGATGCCCGACCGGGAACTGAAGCGCACCACGATCAGCATGCAGGTGCGCGAGGACTACCGCGTGGGCGCGACCAGTCGGCGCATGGCGCTGGGCGAGTTGGAGCAGTTCTACCCGAACACCACCACCGCCGAACTGGAGCGGTGGCTGGCGCTGGACGAACGCCCGCTGCCGCCCGCAGGCCCCACCGGCCCCGCGGCCACCGCGGCGCTGGCGGACACCAGCCTGGACGACGACCCCGACGCGGCCGCTGACGGCTGATCGTGGCCCTGCGCGACCTGGAAGTGATCATGCGCCGCGCCGACCGCGGCCTGAACAGCCTCACGGCCGCGCAGATGGTGCGCACCCGCGAACTGCTACAGGAGGCCCTGCAGCGCGTCCTGCGTGACGTGCAGACGCAGTACCTGCAGGCGCTGGCGCAACGGCCCACCGACCTGTACCCCGGCGCATCCTTCAGGCTGGCCCGATCCCTGGCGCTGGTGGACGAACTGGACGCCGCCATCCGACGCCTGGGCGACCCCACGCAGTACACCGAGGGCCTGATGGCGCGCGCCGCCGCCGCTCGCGTGCAGGCGCAGGCGGTCGTGGTCGACGTCATGCGCGCGTTCGGTGACGCCATCGAACTGACGACCCCCACGAACCACCGCGCCGTCGCGGGCGTCGTCAGGAACGCCAACCTGCGCCTGTACAGGTACGCCGACGACACCGTGCGCAACATCGAACAGGCCGTGGTCGACGGCCTGGCGCGCGGCCGATCCTGGCAGCAGGTCAGCCGCGACATCCGCCAGACCACCGGCCTACTGTCCGACCGCGCCGACATGATCACGCACACCGAACTGCACAGCGCACAGGCCGACGCCAGGCGCGAGTTGTACGCAAGCATGGGCGTGGACCTGGTGATCAGGTACGTGACCGACGACGACCGCACGTGCGGGCAGTGCGCGCCGCGGCAGGGCGAAGTGCTGCCCGCAGATCGAGCTATCGAAGTGCTGCACCCCCGGTGCAGGTGCGTGCTGGCACCCTTCAGGCCCGAGTGGGTGCTGGACGGTGGCCTGCCGCTGGACGAACTGCAGGGCCTGCGCGCCGAAACCCTGGACACCATGCGCGCCGCGGGCACGAAGCCGCTGGACGGCCCCGCGCCGTTCGAGCGACGGTTCAGGGGCGACGCCGGGCAGCCGTACGGCGAACGCGTGCGGCCCCTGTGGACGCCCGACGAAGGCCGCGACGCGCTGGAGCGGCTGGCGGCCGCCGCGTGATCATCCGCCTGACGTGTACGCCCCCGCCCGCCGATGCTGTACCATCCGGTGACGGCCACGGCCAGATCGCCAGGCGCGACGCGGTCGCCCCCATCCGCCCGACGCATCCAGGAGGTGCGCAACATGCCCGACATGACCACGACGACCCGCCAGGTGCGGGCCGACACCGCAGACGACGACGCGCTGACGAAGGCCCACGCGGCCGCCGGTGACGACGACGGCACGGACGACGACGGCACCAGTGGCGACGACCTGCCCGAGCATGTCCGCGCTGCCATCCGCCGCGCGAACCGCCAGGCCGCCAAGGCGCGCACCGAACTGCAGGCCATGAAGGCACAGCAGGAGGCAGAGGCAGAGGAACGCAGGAAGGCCGCCCTGACCGCCGAGGAACGCGCCAAGGAGGCCGAACGCAAGGCCGCCCAGGTGCAAGCCGACGCCGAGGCCCGCGTGCAGCGCGCCGAACGGCTGGTGGCCCTGGCGGGCAAGGTGAACCACCCCGACCGCGTCCTGCGCCTGATGGACGACCCAACCGCGTACTTCGACGGCAACACCCCAGACCTGGAGCGCATCCGCGCGGACTTCCCCGAGTACGCGCCCCAGGCCGCCGCCCCCGCGGCACCACCGCCCGCCCGCGTCAGTGGCGCGGCAGGCATCCCGGCACGACGCCCGAACCCCCAGGACAAGGCCGCACAGGCCCTGGCATCTGGTGACGTCGGAGCGTACGCCGCCGCCGAGGCAGCCCGCATGGCCGCCCGGCGAGCCAAACCGTAGGAGTAGAGCATGCCCGTAACCGCCGCCCGCACCACCACCCAGAACGCCGAGGGCCTGCTGGGAACCCTTCGCCTGTTCGGCGAACGCCCCAACCTGCTGCTGAAGATGATCGGCGGGTACCAGGCGTCGCCCATGGGCGAGGGTCAGATCGTTGGGAACGGCTGGGCCCCCACGGTTCAGTCCAAGTTCCCCCTGACGGTCGACTACGACCTGCCGACCCCCACGCAGCCCGCCATCCTGGAGGGCGCGAACGCCCCGACGGCGAACACGTACACCCCCGACCAGGACGAGAACGTGGTGCAGTTGTTCCACGAGAAGGTCAGCGTCACGATGCTGGCCGCGTCCGAGCGGGGGCGCATGAGCGCCGACGGCGTGCTGTCGCAGGGCAGCACCGATCCGTTCGAGTACAGCGCGGTGCCGCAGCGGCAGTTGGAACTGGCGCTGAAGAAGGTGGCCCGCGACTACAACTACAGCGCGTGGAACGGCGCGTACGCCGCGCCCGCGAACCCCACCGCGTCGGCGCTGCAGATGCGCGGCATCATCCCCGCCATCAGCACCGCGGTCCTGGACGCCGCGGGTGCGACCCTGTCCAGCACCCTGATTGAGCGGCTGTACGAGCGCATGATCGTGGACAGCGGCGTGCAGCCCGAGGTCGGCCTGCTGGTGGGCGTCCACCCCACGCAGTTGCGCGCGCTGAACGCGGCGTACGCCACGGACTTCCGGCAGGGCGAGGACCGCATGATCGGCGGCCTGATGACCCGCACGTACTTCACGCCGTTCGGCGTGCTGAACGTGCCCGCGCAGGGCGCGTACGACGTCGACATTCCCACCGACACCCTGGTGCTGGTGAACCCGACGCCCGTCCGCGGCCGCTACCTGCCCGTCGAAGGCGAGACCATCCTGGTCGAGCCGCTGGCGCGCACCGGGTCGAGCATGGACTGGCAGGTGTACGGCCAGTTGGGCATCGACTACGGGGCCGAGTGGATGCACGGCAAGATCACCGGCCTGGCGCTGCCGTCGGGCAGCGGGTCCTGATAGGAGGCTGACGCATGCCGCGGCTGTACCACCCGCAGTACGAACGCAAGACCGACCGGCGCACGCGCCTGCAGTTCGCGCCCGCGCGCCTGGACGGGCGGACGGTCGCCGCGGCCGAGGTCGCCGACGACACGGTGGCCGCCGACCTGATCGCCCGGGGGTGGCGCGTCTGGCCAGGCACCGAGAGCAAGCCCGCCCAGGAGGCGACGCTGCCCGAGGACCTGACGGTGCTCACCGTGCCGCAGATCAGGGAACTGGCCGCGCAGCATGGCGTGGACTTGGGCCCGCGGGGCACGAAGGCCGACCTGATCGACGCGCTGCAGGCAGCCGTCGCTCCGGCCAAGGACCCGCCGCAGGACCCGCCCGCCTGACCGACGTGGTCGACTTCCTGGCGACCGAGCGGCACTTCGCTGATCACCTGCGCCCCGTGTGGGAGGCCCTACCGGCCGACCACCGGGGCGCCTTCATGACCACCCGCGCGGCCCTGACCATCAGCGACCGGCCCACCGTCGTCGCATCGTTCGGCGACCTGAACGCCGCCCGCGGCCACGCGCGGCCCATCATCCTGATGGAACACGGCGCGGGCCAGACGTACCGCGGCCAGGACGGCCGCCTGCTGGGGCACACGTCGTACGCGGGTGGCCGCAACCGCGCGGGCGTGATCCTGTACGTGCTGCCCGGCCCCGCCGCCGCCAGCGCGTACCGTGAGGCAGGCAGCCGCGTGCCGCAGGTGCAGGTCGGGGTGCCCAAGATGGACCCGTGGCACCGCGGCGACCGCACGCCCAATCTGACCGACCCGCCGACGGTGGCGGTGTCGTTCCACTGGGACTGCATGGTGGCCCCCGAGACACGCAGCGCGTGGGCGCGGTACCTGCCCGCGTTCCTGGACCTGCATCGGCAGGGGTGGCGCATCCTGGGGCACGCGCACCCGCGCATCGCCGGGACGCTGGCACCGCGGTACGAAGCGGCCGGGATCGAGTTCGTGCCCGACTTCGACAGCGTCCTGCAGCGCGCCAGCGTGTACGCGTGCGACAACAGCAGCACGATGTACGAGTTCGCCAGCACCGGCCGCCCGGTGGTGGTGCTGAACCACCGCATCTACCGCCGCGACGTTCACCACGGCCTGCGGTTCTGGGCGGGCAGCCGCTTGGGGCCGCACGTCGACCAGCCCGAGGACGTGCGCGCTGGGGTGCGTCAGGCGCTCAGGAACACGTACGCCGCCAGGCAGGCGCGCGCGGCCGCCGTGGCGATGGCCTATGCTCACGTCGACGGCCACGCCGCCGACCGGGCCGCGCAGGCCATCGTCGCCGCCGTCGGCGCGTAGGAGGAACGCATGCCCCTGATCGACTGGACCGACCCCGCCGACGCGCTGGCGCTGGTGCAGGCCCGCGCCCCGTTCGCCAGCGCGGATGAGGCCGAGACCCTGCTGGACCTGAGCAAGGGCACGGACGCGGACGGCGACGACGTGTACCGGCCGTACGTGGTGCTGGCGCACCTGTTCAGCACGCAGTGGAACGCGTACGTGAGCCTGCGCGGGGCCAGTGGCGCGGCGCTGGAGTACAGCGACCCTGGCGACGCGGTGAACGCGTACCTGCAGCAGCAGGCGCGCGTCGACGCCAGCCTGGGCCTGGACGTGCCCGACGCGTGGCCCGCCGACGCGGGCGGTGCGGTGGTGGCCACGTGGTGAGCCCGTTCGCTGGCGTGTTCGCCACGGTGACGATCACCCGGCAGGTGCGGGTGCCGCCCGTGTCGCCCGACGTGATCGAGTACGACGCCGCGGGCCAGCCCGTGTACCCCACCGAGGAACAGGCGCTGGTCGTGATCGCCGACCCCGCCCCCGTCGGCAAGTACAACAGCCTGCGCGAACAGGTCGGCGCAAGCCTAGTCGGCGCGCTGCTGACCATCACCTGCGTGGACCCCATGAGCGCGCCCGCCAACGTCGTGCCCGGCGTCGAGTTCGCCATGACGTACGAAGGCCAGGACGGCGTGCTGCGCATCGTGGACCGCCCCGCCGAAACCCTGTCGCCCGTGGCCGAGGCGTTGGGGAGCGTGCTGTACGGCGCATGGAGGGCGGCACCGTGAGCATCCGACGCAGCGGCATCCAGTCGAACATCCGCATCACCGGGCCGGGTGGCGAGTGGACCATCCAGGTCAACGCCGACGCGCTGCTGGACGCCGCGCAAGAAGCGTTCGCCGAGGCCAACCAGTTCGTGGACAGCGCCGCCAAGGCCGAGGCGTCCAGGACGAAGTGGCCCTGGCCGAACGACCCCACCACCCGCGACGTGGTCGACAGCGGCCGCCTGCGGTCGTCGATCACGGCCGAGCCCGAACCCCAGGCCCCCGGCGGCCTGGACGTCGCCTGGCTGCACACCGTCAGCGTGGCGTACGCCGCGCCCGTGCTGCTGGGGTACCGGCAGAAAACGGCCGCCGGGATCAAGACGTACCCGGCACGGAACATCTACCTGGTGCCCGTGCGCGACCGCATGCAGCGCGTGTTCACCGGCGCGTACCTGCGTCGCCTGCAGGCCCTGCCGCGGGGTGAGGCATGACCGGCCCCGAACTGGCGCAGCGGCTGCGGGTGCTGCTGGCCGACCTGGTCGGCACGTACCGCGACCCCGACCTGGGCCCCGCGTTCGACCGGCCCGCCGTGGGGTACGGCGACCTGCCCGAGTCGATCACCTGCACCGGCCTGGAGGCGCACGTGGACGACCTGCCGACGCTGGAGGTCCTGCCCGCGTACCGGCACGAGGTCGGCATCGGGCGGTCCTGGACGGTGCGCCTGAGCGAACACGACGGCACGCCCGCCGGGGCGCTACAATCGGCCACGGGTAGGGTCGTCGCCACGTTCCGAGCCCCCGCACCTGTGCCCCTACCGGCGGACGACCGGCTGGGCATGCTGCGCCAGGTGATCCTGACGATCACCGAATAGGAGAACGCATGAGCCTGCTGACGTTCGCCCGTGGACGCAACACCGAAGTGTTCGTCAGCGACGCCGTGGCCATCGGCGCGCTGGCGACCGAACCCGCCGACATCACCATCACCGTCGGCACCACCGCCGCCGCTGGGGCCCTGAGCCTGAACCTGGCCGTGGCGTCGGGGTCCTACACCCTGCGCAAGAACCTGATTCTGGCGTTCACCGACGGGGCCGACACGGTCCTGGTGCGCGTCACGGCCGATACGACGATCACCAGCACGCCCAGCGCGGTGCCCGTCGACGCCGTCGCGGGCGACCAGCCGGGCATCCCCGCCGGGATCGCCGACGACTACACCGCGGTGTGGGATCAACTGCACCGGGTGCTGGGCACCGAGTCGGCGAACCTGGCCGTGAACGACAACGTGAACACCCTCACGCCCGCGTCGTATGAGGCGCGGTTCGCTGGGGCCGTGTGGGACGAGGACGAAGCCACGTCGAAAGGCTGGAGCATCCCCCGCACCGGCCGCTACAAGGCGGGCGACCACGCGCTGGCGCAGGTCGAGGCCGGTTCGTTCCAAGAGCGCGAAGTGTGGGTGAAGGTCGTGTACGCCGACGAGGCGGGCGACCCCGCGCGCGTGTACGAAGGCCGCGCCCGCATCCGTTCCTACCAGGTCGACGCCCCCGCCACCGGCGTGCTGGACGCGTCCTGGACGTTCCAAGGGCAAGGCGCGCCCAAGCGCACCGACCTGCTGGCCAGCGGGTCCTGATGCTGACCAGCCGCTACCAGGTGGCTGGTGATCCCGTGATCGTCGCCCTGGCCGTCCACACGGACGACCAGGGCGACGTCGTGTGTGACACCCTGTGGACGTCGGCGGGCCTGGACGCTGGCGTGTATGCGATGCTGGACGCCCGAGGGCAGCACGTCGCCAGCCTGCCGCTGCCCGCCGACCTGGTGAACCTGCACGCAGGCGTGTGGACCACCGGATGCGAACTGATGCCCACCGAGGCGTACGACCCCACAGGAGGAAGCCATGCCGACCACCCGTAGCAGCACGCGCATCATCACCCTGGACGCGCTGATCCAGGACGACCCGCCGACCATCAGCCTGGGCGGCCAGACGTTCCAGGGGCACCAGGCGTCGTGGGCGCAGGCCGCGCGGTTTGAGGGTCAGCCGCCGCGGGTGCAGTTGGGCATCCTGACCGACCTGCTGCGCGAACGCGCCGAGGACCCCGAGGCCATCACGGCCGAGTGGCTGGACCGGCACCTGAGCATGAAGGCGGTGGACGGGCTGGTGGCGGTGCTGTTCCGAGGCGAGGACCCGACCGCGCCGAAGGGCAAGGCCAAGGGAAACGGGTAGGCCAGTCGCACGCGGCGGGCCCTGAGTTCGCCATCCTGGCCGCCACGTACGGCTGGACGCCCGACCAGATCGAACGCCTGACGCAGGTGCAGATCGTGTACTACCTGCAGTGGATCACGCTGCTGGAGGCCAGGCGCGCGTGGCCGCAGGCGAGCCTGGAAGCCACGATGCGCAACCACAACGGCGGCAAGCCTGACCCGACCGACCCCGACGCCCCGAAGCCAAGGAAGGCGCACCTGATTTGGACGGCCGAGGAGTGCCTGCCGCCGTGGGCGAGCCTGGACGTCGGACCAGGCGTCTGGACGCAGGCGAGCGCGCGCGACGCGCTGGACAACGCGGCCCGCCTGCCCATCGTCGCGCTCGCACGGTTGGATTTCGGACGCCTTCGCGCGCTGGCTGGTGCATGATGAGCGCAGGAGGTCGGGCGCGTGGCTGATACGAACCTGGGAACGGCGGTCCTGCGCACCGGCCTGGACGCCAGCGGCCTGCGCACCGGCCTGCAGCAGGTCGGGCAGCAGATCACCAGCACCGCGACGCGCGCCGAGCGGGACTTCGCCCGCATCGGCGCGTCGTTCACCCGCACCGGCAAGATACTGAGCGTCGCCGTCACCGCGCCCCTGGTGGCGTTCGGTGTCGCCAGCATCCGCGCCGCCAGCGACGCCGAGGAAACGGCGTCCAAGTTCGCCACCGTGTTCCGAGACATCGGCGACGACGCCGAACGCGCGGCGGATCGCCTGGGGCAGTCGTTCGGCCTGAGCAGCACGAACGCGCGCCGCCTGCTGGGCGACACCGGCGACCTGCTGACCGGGTTCGGGTTCGCGCAGGACGCCGCGTTGGAACTGAGCGTGGGCGTCAACGAACTGGCCGTCGATTTGGCATCCTTCACGAACTTCAGCGGCGGCGCAGAGGGCGCGTCCGCCGCGCTGACCAAGGCGCTACTGGGCGAAACCGAGAGCCTGAAGTCCCTGGGCATCGCCATCAGGCAGTCCGACGTCGAGGCCAAGGTGCTGCAGTTGACGCAGCAGGGCCTGACGTTTGAGACAGACCGGCAGGCGCGCGCGTACGCCACCCTGGCGATTGCGCAAGAGCAGAGCGGGAACGCCATCGGCGACTACGCGCGCACGTCGCAGTCGTTCGCCAACCAGACGCGCGGCCTGGGGCAGGACCTGAACGAACTGAGTGTGACCATCGGGCAGCGCATCCTGCCGGTGGCCACCGACGTGGTGCGGGTGCTGCGGTCGGGCGTGCAGGCGTTCACCGACCTGAACCCCGGCGTTCAGACGGCCGCGGTGGTGATCGGTGGCCTGGCGGCCGCCGCGGGCCCGCTGCTGCTGGTGCTGGGCCAGATCGTGACCGTGATCCCGCGCATCACGGCGGGCCTCGCTGTGCTTCGTACCGCGGGTCTAGCCGCGGTGGGCCCCGCTGGGTGGATTGCGCTGGGTGTGATCGCTGTTGGCAGCCTGGCCGTCAAGTTGGCTGGGGACAGCACCAGCGATGGTCCGTCGCTACGGGATGCGCTCGCGACCGCGAACGATGCGGCAGCGCAGGTGCAGGGCTACGACGATCTGGAAGGCGCGTTGGACAGCGTGGCGACGACGCTCACGGGGCGCGTCAAGACCGCGTTCGAAGTTGGCCGCGATCAAATCCGCCTGACCGTTCAGGAGGCCGAGGACGCAGGTGCGAAGTTCGGTCAGATCGTAGGCGCTCTAGACCTGGCGCAGCGCGCAACGGACAGTGGCCCGATTCGTCGCGCGTTGGAGTCGGCCGTGTTCACGGATGGTCGCGGTAGTGCCTTGACGGCGCTGCTGACGGCCATCACCAGCGGTGACGCGGCCGAGGCGGACCGCGTGATTGAGTTGGCGTCGTTCGGCTTGGACGACCGTTCGGTGACGCTGTTGGAGGCGTTCCGTGCGGACCTGCGATCGGTGTTCGCGGCGGTTCCGGCGCGCACGCCACCGCCAGCGCTCAGGCCCCCCCCGTCGCAGTTGACGCTGGCGAACGGAACGCAGCCGTCTTTGGGGGCGTTGCGTACCGTCGGCGACGTATTCGATGAGGTCGCCGCGGCGGGCACGGCGCTCAATCGGATTGCGGCCTTTGAGGGCACGCCCGAGGCGGTACTGGCCGCGCTGGAGGGCCGGTTCGCCCTGTTGGACGGTGCGGTTCGGGAGGTCTTGACTGACTTCGCGGACTCCGTGACCGACGCCGAGTTGGCGAACCTGCGAGCCCGCCGCGACGCCGTCGCCGCCGAGATCGCACGGGTGTCGATCGACATCGAACGCGCGACCGGACCTGCGTCCGACGTCGCCATCATCGGCCAGTTGGACGCGCCCCTGACCCGCGCGCAACGCGCCCTGTCGCTGGAGCTGGGACGCCTAATCGATGGCGACAACCTCGGCGAGCTGTTGGGCCCGAAGGTCGAGACCGCGAACAGCGACATCGCGTTGATCTCGGAGGAGATCGACCTGGGCCCGCTCGGCAGCGCCCTGCGACGCGAAGCGGACCGCCTGAGCCTGGTGATCGACCGGACGGAAGCGCAGTTGGCGGCGCAGTTGGCTGGCGCGGCTGAGACGGTGGACCTGCGACCGGCGATTGCGCGGAATCCGGCGGCGCAGGCGGACGGTACGGCTGCCGCGCGCGACCTGATCGAGGCGCGCAACGCGGTGTTCGTCAACACGATCTCCGCGTTGATCGAGTCGGGCGCGCCGTTGCAAGAAGTGCAGGACGCGCTGGCGCAGTTGCGCGCCCTGTCGCCTGAGGCCGCGCGGCAGTTCGACAGCCTAGCCATCAGCCTGTTCGACGCTGCCACCGCCGCCGGGTCGGTCGCCAGCGCTGTGCGCATCCCGATCCCCGGCGTCACTGCGACGGTGGAGCCCGACACCAGCCTGCGCGGCATCTTTGGGCCCGCCACCGGCTCCGAGTTCCGCGGCCTGTTCGATGAGGCCGGGAACCAGATTGTGGATGCGGGCGAGTTCAGCGCCGAGGAAACCCGCGCGGCCGGGCAGTCGTTCGCTCTGAGCGTCGCGCAGGCAGGCGCGCAGTTCACCGTGAGCCTCGTGGACAGCATCAGGAACGGCGACGTCGGCGGCGCGTTCCAAGCGGCCCTGGGCGCTGCTGGCAGCGTCGGCGGCGCGCTGGCGTCGTTCGGGCCCGCCGCGGGCCTGATCAGCAGCGCCGCCGCGGGCCCGCTGGGCCTGATCGCTGCCATCCTGCCCATCGTCGGGAGCCTGTTCGGCGGCCTGTTCGGCGGCCGCCGCCAGACCGAACAGCAGGAACGGCAGGCCGAGGAGGCGCAACGCCGCCAGCGCAGCACGCCCAGCATCCAGATCACCGCGAACGTCACGCAGCAGAACACGTTCGGCACCGACCTGGTGGACCCGCGCACGCGCGCGGCGCTGGACGCGCAGACGCGCGACATCGTCGGCGAGGTCCTGAGGCAGGTCGGGTTCGCTGACATTCGCCGCGCCGCGCTGGGGGCACCGACCTGATGGCCAACACGTTCACGATCAGCGACCTGGACGGTGCGCCCCTGGCGGTGTGGGGCCCCGATGCGCGGGAACTGCCGCAGGCCATCGAAGGCCGCCTGGACAGCCTGGCCCCCGTGCGGTACCAGTTCACCGGCAGCGCCGCGCGCGGGAACTTCAGCGACGTGCGCGCCGTCATGATCGCTGCCAGCGACCTGGAGGGCCCCGCGCAGGCGTTCGACGGCACGCGCCTGGCGCAGACGTTCGGGCCCGGCCGCATGGTGCGCATCAGCCACTGGGATAACGGCGACCTGCTGGCGAGCGCGGGCCTGCTGGTGCTGGTGCGCACGGCGGTGGGCGCGGGTGGTCCTGGGGTGCAGCAGGTCGAGTGCGTGTTCTACCCCATGCCGCCCGGCAGCCTGCTGTACGGGCCCGGTGGGACGGTGCTGGACACTGCGCCCGACGAAGATAGTGGGTCGTAGTGGCCAGCCGTACGTTCCCCCCGTTTGACGATGATGCCGCCGAGTTTGCCGTATACCGCAGTTCGGGGGCGGCAAATGCCCAGTTCACTGGCGCAGCCAGCAGCACCGCGTATACGCTCGCGCACCCGCTGACGGACAATCAACTGTTCGACCAGTCGGACGACCCTAACGTGGTCGTGATGGATGAAGTACAGGCGGCGAACTTCGACGCTGTCGTGGTGTGGCGCTGGGAGAATCAAGGAACCCTGAACAGCACGACGATTAGAGGATTCAGCATCCACGGGCGACTACCCGGCGCGGGCGCGCCAGGCTACAGCGCGAACGTCCAGGGCACCACGGGAAATCTGACGATTGTCGTCAACGGGGCGGGCCAGTACGGGTCAGGCTCTTTCGATAGCAACCGGATAGGCGAGAGCGTCACAAAGACGTTCGGTGGCTTCACCGCGGGCGTGGAGTACGCCATGCGGTTCCGGGTAACGGAGAGCGTGCCCGCTGGCGCATCGCTGGTACAGGTGCGTGTGTGGATCGCATCTGACGCAGAGCCGTCCACGTGGGACCTAGAGGCCACACTGGTGGATGGCGAGGGCAGTCCGACAGAGCAACTGCGGTACGTCGCTGGCCCCGGACTGGTGGGTTTCTCGAATGGCGGTAACGGCGGCGTGTCTGGCGGCGTTGGAACGCGCGGCCGCCTATACACGGTGTCGTCGTTCGTGGTGACAAGTACGGAAATCGAGCAGTATCCACCGCCAGAACCGCCGCCGCCGCCGCCGCCGGGACTGTCGGAACAGCCGCGCCGCATCAGGTCGTCCTACGAGGCGACCCTGGGTCGCACGCTGGTGGGCACCCCGCAGGCCGACATCAGCGTGCAGGAAACGGTGCCGCGCGGCGACGTCAGCGTGGGCACCACCGTGTCGTACGCCACCGTCGTGCGGCCAGAGGTTCCCATCGCGCTGCTGCGCGTGATCGAGGACACGGGTGGCCTGCCGATCTACGAACAGACCGCCGTGTATGAGTCCACGCTGGCGGCGCTGGGCCGCATGTTCCCCAGCAGCGTGTACGTCACTGCGCAGCAGGCCATAGGCGAGGACACCATGACCGCCCAGGAAGTGCTGCAGTGGCTGTTCGACCAGTGGGCGGTCGAGTTCCCCGAGTTCAGGGCGCGGCCCGCGCCGCCGCTGCTGCTGTTCGTCACCGACGACGACGGGCAGTACACGCGGACGCTGACCACCGACCGGATCGTGCTGCGCCAGCCCGAGGGCCGCCGCCGCAGCATCGCGCAACTGCTGGAGGATCTGCGCGAGTGGGCCCCCGGCTACGCCGTCACCGTGGACGCCGAGGGGTACGTGGTGCTGGTGCCGCCGCCGTGGGCGGGCGGCACGGTGCCCGTGACGCCCGGCGGGTACCGCGCGGGGCCCGGCTACACGCTGACGCCCGCCGAACTTGGGGTGGCCAGCAGGACCGACTTCACCGACACCACCCTGGCGGTCGCGGGCGACTTCGACGGCGAGGCGCTGGTCATCAGCGGGACGATCATCCAGGAGGCGCGGCGCGCCAGCGGCGCGACCTGGTGGAGCATCGGCGTCATGACCGGCCGCCGCGTGCCGTACACCCTGACCCTGGAGCCTGGGGTGCCCCAGGACATCACGGCGACCCTGCAGGCGCTGACCAGCAGCGGGTGGACGCAGGTCGGCCGCGCGCGCTACCGCCTGACGTGGACGCGGCCAGGATCGACGGGCGGCACCATCACCGCCACCGTCCTAGAGGCCACCACCAGCGGCACCATCACGTCCCTGATCCAGGGCGACGTGCTGCTGGACCTGACGCACGCGCTCACGGTCGACGGCGCGGGCGAGCCCGCCATTGGCGTGCGCAACATCGTGGTGGCGGGCAACGAAGTGGCCCTGCCGCTGCCCGCGCCCGCACTGGACGGGTCGCGCGTGATCAACGCGCAGACGGCGACGCACGCCGAAGTCGACTTCGTGGACGCCACGCCGCTGCTGCCGACCCTGGCGGTGCGCCGCGGCCCGACCGACTACACGCCCAGCGGGGCCACCGTCGTGCCGCTGGGCGAGTTCCAGCCGTTCCTGGACGACGAAGGCGCGCCGCTGATCGTCGGTGGGCAGGTCACTGTGACGTGGCTGTACGAACTGCGCACCGCCAGCAGCGCGGACGCCAGCAGCGACGGCGGGTGCGCGCAGACGGGCGTGTTCGGCACCGGCCCCTGCCTGACGTTCACCGGGTCGTTCAGCATCGCCCCTGGGCAGTCGCGCACGCTGGACATCGTGCTGGACGGCGAGTGGGCGCTGACGTTCGGGCGCATCCTGACGATCAGGTGGCAGTACCGGCAGCAGGCAGACGGCCAGCAGGGCCTGGTGGTGACGTTCGCCAACGTCGGCCTGCGCACGAACAACGCCGCCGCGGCACGCCCGTGGATGGCGCACGTGGTGTCGTGGGACACCGACGGCAGCGTGTGGCAGGAAACCGGCGTGGTCTACCAGGCCACGTACGACGAAGTGAACGACACCGACGCGGCGCTCTCGCAGGCGCTGTACGGCCGCCGCGAAGGACCGCCCATCGAGGTCAACCTGTTCGCCGTCAACGAGAGCGACCTGCAGCAGATCGTGCAGGGCATCGTGCGGTACAACCTGCTGCCGCGCGGGCGGTACCTGGACGTCCAACTGACGCCCGCGAGCGACCTGACGCCCGACAGCCTGAACTACACGCTGCTGATGCCGTTCGGGGTGGCGGGCCTGATGGAGGCGTACAGGTACGCCGACGCGCGGACGCCTGATAGCGTGCTGGTGCAGCGCGCCGTCGACCTGGTGGTGCTGTACACCACCGGCACCAGCCCCGGCGGTGGCGGCAGCGGCAGCAGCGGCGACGGCAGCGGCGTGGAGGTCGAAACGCCGCCAGGCACCAGCCCCGGCGGTGGCGGCACCAGCCCCGGCGTCGGCCTGATCACCGGCCTGGCGACACCCGCCACCGACGTGGCGCTGGCCACCGAAAGCGCGTACGGTGCCGAAGGCGCGTCGTACGTGATCGACGCCGATTAGGAGGCACGCATGGCCACGCCGACGTACAGGTACACCGCCAACCTGGCCGACCAGCCGGTGGACGCAGCAGGACGCCGCTGGTACGTGAAGGAATGGCACGACGCCGTCGCGCGCGCGCTGGACCTGCGCGCCGAACTGCTGGCGCAGGCGCTGGTGCGCACCGGCGGTCTGATCACCGACCCCACCCTGGACCTGAGCGGCAGCACGGCGACCATCACGGGGCCCGTCGTCGGCCTGACGCTGGACGGCCTGGCCCCCGTCGTCGCCGACCAAGCGGGCGCAGGCGTTGCGCTGGCGCTGGCCACCCTGGGGAGTGGCTTCGCCGACGGCACGCACAGCATCGTCCTGCGAGCCACCGCCACCACCGAGGCCGAGGCGTTCACCACCCCCGAGGTCGTGGCGCGCGACGCACAGGGCAACGTCATAGGCCAGACCACGTCCGAAACCGTGACGTACAGCCCCCGCACCGCGCTGGGCGTGCTGGTGCTGATCGAGGGCACGACCCTGGCCGATGGCGACGTGCTGGTGGCCACGGTGGTGTTGACGACCGGCACGTGGTCGGCGCTGACCGCGGCGGGCACCCCGCCGATCCTGCGCGCGCAGGACCTGAACATCCGCGACGTGGACACCGACACGACCGTCACGGTGGCCGACGCGGGCGGTGGCATCCGCGCCACCGACGACGCGCTGGTGACGCTGCCATCAGGCGTGCGTAGCGGCGTGCAGGCCGTGATCATGAACGACACCGACGACGCCGCAGTGGTGATCACCGCGGGCGGTGGCGCGACGCTGGTGGTGAAGGGCGGCGCGTCGAGCATCACGCCGCGCGGGGCCATCACCGTGGTGTCGCTGGGCGGCAACGCGTGGCGCGCGTACGGCGACTTCATCGTGCCGACAGGCAGCGGGTCGTGATCAACGCCTGGCATGGCATCGTGAGCGCTGGGCGCGCTGTCGAGCCGCCACCCCCGCCAGAGCCAACCATCGAATATCAGGTGTTCACGGCTAGCGGTACCTGGGACTGGGCCGCGGCGGGCAGCCCGAGCGAGGTTGACGTGCTCGTGGTCGGCGGCGGCGGTAGCGGCGGCGCATCCGCAAACCGCGGTGGTGGGGGCGGCGCTGGGCGCGTTCGGTCGGTTGAGAGCGTCGCGGTCGCGGGGAACGTGACCGTGACCGTTGGGGCGGGCGGCGCAGCGCGGACGTCTGCATCTTCAGGCGCCGCGGGCGGGTCGTCGTCGTTCGGGGCAATGAGCGCCGAGGGCGGCGGTGCGGGCGGCGGCAGCGGTGCCGCAGGCGGTAACGGAGGTTCGGGCGGCGGCGGCGGGGGAAACAGTTTCACCGCTACGCAAGCAGCTGGCACCAGCGTCGGGGCGCTTGGCAACTCTGGGGGCACGGGCCGTGGGGGGCCAACGAACGGCACTAGGGCATCAGGCGGCGGCGGCGGCGCTGGATCATCGGGCGGAAACGGCGTTGCCAGCAGCACGGGCAACGGTGCGGGCGGCGACGGTGTCACGCTGGCATCCATAGGTTGGGGGGACGCCGTAGCTGAAGGTGCGCCATCGGCCGTCGGGGGCGGCGGCGCGGGATCGTCGTTCACGCCTACCGCCACGGGCGGTTCTGGAGGCGGTGGGTCTAACGTAGGCGGAAACGGAACGGCCAACACGGGCGGAGGAGGTGCTGGAGCGGGCAGCAACGCGGGACCGTCCGGCGCGGGAGGCAGCGGGCTCGTAATCGTTCGCTGGCTGCGCCCATGAAGCACGCCGTCCTGGCCGTCGTGGCGCTGCTGTTCTGGCCGATCCAGGGCACGACGCACGCATGGGTGTGGACGACCATCATCCTGGCCGCCATCAGGAACGACCGAGCGCGCGAACGAGCGCAGGAAGGGGCACGATGCAGCATCTGGACCTGATCGCACACGAGGCCCTGCGCACCGCCGCCGGGGCCCCCGTCCTGGTGAGCGACGGGCAGCGCACCGTCGACCTGCACACCGAGAGCGGGTGGTGCCTGGCGTACGCCCGCCGGGTCGTGGAGGTCGCCCTGGGGTGGCCTGCCGGTGGCCTGTACCAGCGGCACGGCACGCACCGCGTGGAGCGCGCGCCAGGGCCCGCTGGGGGCGCGTGGTGGGCGCGTGATCTGGAGCGCAGCCTGCGGGAACAGGGCCACGCGCTGCCGACCGGCACCACGCCGAGGCCGGGGCACCTGCTGTTCTACTGGCGCGCCGCGCTGAACCGGCACGGCGTGTACGTCGGCCACGTCGGCGTCGTCACGTACGGCGGCCTGGTCGCTGAGAACGTCGACCCGGCGTACCGGCCGCACAGCCTGCGGCGCGCGCAGTCGCGCATCGTCCTGACGCCCGTGCAGCGGTTCGCGCATAGCACGATCATCCAACTGCCCGCGTGAGGCGCTGGCGGGTACTAAGGTGGCTGCAGCGGCGCGTGATGCGTCGCATCACCAGATCGGGAAGGGGTACATGATGACCGACCGAACCCGCAGGACCCTGGGCCGCCTGAAGGTCGCGCTGGCCGCGCTGTCGCTGGTGGCCGTCGCCCTGGCGCAGGGCGAGGGCGTCAACCTGGCCGACCTGGCCAACGGCGTGGACAACCTGGCACTGGTCGCGCTGATCGCTGGCGCGGTCGCCTGGTACCGCGCGACCCCGCTGGGAAAGAGGATCGACGGCGTGCTGACGGTGGCGCTGTTCGCCATGGTCGCCGGGGCGGTGCTGACGGTGGCGCTGCAGGCTGTGGGCCTGCTGGCGTGGCAGCCGTTCGCCGACGTGCTGGGCCGGTGGTGGGGTGCTGCTGCCGCTGGGATCGTGGCGGCCGTGGAGGCCGTGTTCGGGGTGAGCATCACGAAGTACGCCGCGGGCCTGTTCCAACGTGGGCAGGACGGCAAGGTGGCCCTGCAGCCGGGTGCGGTGGTGGGCCTGCTGCCGTCGCAGCCTGCTGCGCCTGCTGGGCCGCTGTCCAGCCCGGTGGCGTTCGTGCTGGACACCGCCGAGCGCATCCTGGGCCGCACGCCCGTGGGCGCGACGCTGACGGCGCTGCTGCCGCTGATCCAGCAGTACGCGCAGCACCCGGCGGTGCTGACGGACGACCTGCGCGCCACGATCCAGGGCCAGGTGCTGAAGGCGCTGCAGTCGCTGGACCCCGGCGCTGGGCAGGACCTGGTCTGATGCGGCGGCCGCTGATCGTCGCCGCGCTGCTGGCGGCGCTGCTGCTGTCGGCGTGCGCGCCCGTCGCGCAGTACGCCCGCGACCTGCTGGACACCACCGACGGGGCGACCCTGTCGTACGTGCAAAGGTCAACGGACACCCTGCCGGGACTTCGCTACGATCCAGGCGACACCGTCGCCCTGGCGGTCGTCCTGGTCGCCCGCGGCACTGACCTGGCGCTGCTGGACGCCCCCGAAGGAGTCACATGCACAGCCACGCCGTCCGTGATCGACTGCAGGCTGGGCGACGTGAGCGAACCCCTACAGGTGAGCCTGACGGGCCTTCAGGTGGTGGCCAGCGCGACATGGCGCAGGACCGGCAGCACGCAGGTCCTGCAGACGTTCGCCAGGTAGAGCCTGCGATGCCTGCCCCTGACCCCGGCGACCTGCACACGATCCCGAGTAGGAGGGTCATGGACGCGCAACTGGAGGACGTGCGCCGCCGCATGGCGGCGCTGGAGGGCGGCCTGGACAAGGTCGACACGGTGCTGCGCGGCGGCAGGGGCGACGACTTGGGCCTGGTGGCGCAGGTCGTCGCGCTGCGTGAGCAGGCCGAGGAACGACGGCAGGCGATGGCGCGTGTGGAGGCCAAACTGGACGCGCTGCTGAAGGAACAGACGTCCGAGCGGTCGATGGCGGAGGGTGAGCGCCGCCTGGTGGCGAAGGTGGCGGCGTGGGGCAAGGTGGCGGCGTGGGCGTTGGGCATCATCCTGACGGGTGGTGGTGCGGCGCTGGTGTGGACGCTGCAAAGGATCGCGGAGGTGCTGCCGCTGGTGGCGCAGGTGCCGCGGTAGGCTGACGGGGCCGCTTGCGCGGCTGTATGCCTCACGGGCGGTCGCATCGGGCGGCCGCCCGGTTCTGTTGGGCGTTGGGGTAGACGCGAACGCCCACGCTGTGTATTCTACAGACCGGGCGGGCCACGCCCACAGGAGGCACACCATGACCAGCACCCCCACCGCCACCACGCCCTGCCGCGTCTGCCGCGGCAAGCGCACCCTGCAGGTCGGCGACGCCAAGGGCAGCCGCACCGGCCTGACGTGCCCGCACTGCCGCGGCACCGGCACGGCGGCCCGCTGATGCGCCGCCTGGTGATCGAGCGGCTGACCCTGGACAACGTCAAGGGCACGCGTCACCTGGTCGTCGACGCCAACGGCCACGACCTGCACGTGTACGGCGAGAACGCGACCGGCAAGACGACCCTGCACGACGCGTTCACCTGGTGCCTGTTCGGCACCGACGGCCGCGGCCGCGCCGACTTTGGGATCAAGACGGTGGACGCCGACGGCCGCGCGCTGTCGGGCCTGGATCACGCGGTGGAACTGGTGCTGCGCGACGGCGACCACACCGTGACCCTGAAGCGCACGTACCGGGAGAAGTGGACGAAGCGGCGCGGCAGCAGCCAGGCCGAGTTCACCGGCCACGAAACCCTGTACCACATCGACGGCGTGCCCACGAAGAAGGGCGAATACGACGCGCTGGTAGAACAGATCGCCCCCGCGGGCCTGTTCCGACTGCTGACCGACCCGCTGCACTTCAGCGGCAGCATGCACTGGACCGAACGCCGCGACCTGCTGCTGTCGCTGGTGCCTGGTGTGACGCACGACGAAGTGGTGGCGCGCCAGCCCGACCTGCAGGAACTGATCGACGCCGCCGGGCGGCACACGCTAGACGCGTTCGGCAAGGTGCTGGCCGAGCGGCGCAAGGGCCTGAACCGGGACCTGCAGGCGCTGCCCGTGCGGGTGGACGAAGCGTCGCGGCAGATCGACGCCGACGCGCGGCCGGTGGCCGACCTGGTGGCCGACGCCGAGGCGCAGGCGCGGGTGCTGCAGGCGGCGCAGGGTGCGCTGGCCGAGGTTCAGGCGGGCGGCAGCCTGGCGGGCCTGCGGGCGCAGCGCACCGAGGCCAAGGCCGGGGTGGACGACGCGGTGCGGGCGGCACGCGCCGATCTGGCGGACGCCGCGGCGCGCACGTCCGGTGAGGCTGGGACCGCCGCGCGCGCAGCGCGTGAGGCCGACCTGACCGCCGCGGCCGCCGACCGCGCCGAGGCGTCGGCGCTGGCGGCCGTGGAACGCCTGCGGGCGACGGTGGCCGACCTGCGCCGCCGGTGGACCGAACGCAAGGCGCAGGCGCTGCCCAAGGCGACCGTGGCGGACACCTGCCCCGCCTGTGGGCAGCACCTGCCCGACGATCAGGTGCGCGCCGCCCACCAGGCGCACGCCGACCAGGTGCTGACGCAGCAGGCCACCGATCTGGAGCGGCTGGCCGCGCAGGGCCGCCAGGCGGCCGAGGACCTGAAGGCCGCCGAGGCCGTGCTGCAGGAGGCGGGCGACGAAGCCATGCGCGCGGTGCAGGCGCAGGCCGCGGCGCGTGCGGCGGCCGACGCTGCCACGGCGCGCGCGAACGTGGCCAGCCAGGCGCTGGCGGCGCTGGACGTCGACGCCGACCCCGGCGTGCGGGCGGCCACCGAGGCGCTGGCGGCGCTGCAGTCGCAGATCGACGACGCCGAGGGCACGCAGGCGCAGGCGGTCGCCGACGCGCAGGCCGCCGTCGCTGCAGCCCGCGCCGACGCGCAGGCCGCCGACCAGGCGCTGGCGCACGCGCGCGCATCCGAGGCCGCCCGCGCCCGCGTGGACGAACTGCGGGCCCAGGAGCGGCAGGTGGCCACCGAACTGGAGGCGTGCGACCGCCTGCTGGCCCTGTCTGATGAATACACTAGACTGAGCGTGGCGATGCTCACAGAGAGGATCAACGGCCTGTTCAGCGCGGTGCAGTTCCGCCTGTTCGCCGACCAGATCAACGGCGGCCTGGCAGAAACCTGTGACACGACCGTGAATGGCGTCCTGTGGCAGGACCTGAACCACGGCGCGCAGATCAACGCGGGCCTGGACATCATCGCCACCTTGTCGCGGCACCACGGGTTCGCACCGCCCGTGTGGATCGACAACGCCGAGGCCGTCACGCGCCTGCGCGCGACGCCCGGCCAGCAGGTGCGCCTGATCGTCAGCGCCGACCACCCCACCCTGACGGTGGCGGCCCAGGAGGGCAACACGTGAGCCACACGACGAACACCGAACTGACCAGCGCGCCACGGCGCGAACTGGTCGACCGCACCCTGCAGCGCGTCGGCGAACTGCTGAACGCGGGCGACCTGACCCTGCCCAAGGGGTACGCGTGGCAGAACGAACTGCGCAGCGCGTGGCTGATGCTGCAGGGCATGACCGTGCAGAGCGGCCAGAGCAAGGGCGAACTGGTGCTGAACGTGGTCACGCAGGCCAGCGTCGCCAACGCGCTGCTGGACATGGTGGTGCAGGGCCTGAGCCTGGCCCGAAAGCAGGGGTACCTGATTCCCTACGGCGGCCTGCTGACGTTCCAACGGTCGTACTTTGGGACGATCACCGCGGCGCGCCGTCTGCTGGGCCTGAAGCATGCCGACGCGCAGGTGGTGTACGAAGGCGACGCGCTGGCGTTCCACGTCGACCGCGGCCGGTACGTGATCGACTCGCACACCACCAGCCTGTCGAACCTGATGGTGGGAAACATCATCGGCGTGTACGTGGTGCTGGAGTTCGACGATGCCAGCCTGAACCGCGCCGACGTCATGACCATGGACGAGGTCAAGGCGTCCTGGGGGCAGTCGAAGCAACGCGGCGACTGGAGCCCGCACGCCAAGTTCCCCGCCGAAATGGCCAAGCGCACGGTGGTGAACCGCGCCCTGAAGGCCCTGGTGAACAGCGCCGTGGACGATCCCATGCTGCTGGACGCGTGGAACCGCGACGCCACCGTGGAGGCCGAACTGGTCGACGCCGCCGAGGACGAACTGGCCAACGCGTTGCCGCTGCCCGTGGACGTCGACGACGAACCAGCGGACGTGGTCGACCAGGTGCCCGTGGAGGCTGCCGAGGCCCCGCGGGTGGCCGCGGCCCCGCAGCCTGTGCCCGAGGGCAAGCGGTACGCTGCGGTCATGTCACAGCAGGCCCGGCATGCGCCCGAGCGGCTGCTGCCCACCGACGACGACGCCGAGGCGGCGCTGGCGGCCGCTCAGGCTGAACTGCCGTTCTGATGATCACCGTGCGCCCCATCGCCAGCAGCAGCGCAGGGAACGCCACCCTGCTGGAGGCCGACGGCAGCCGCCTGCTGCTGGACGCGGGCCTGCCCTGGGCGCGCCTGCGCGCCGCCATGCGGCACCGCGTTAGCGACCTGAGCGCGGCCCTGATCACGCACGAACACGGCGACCACGCCCGCGCGGTGCCCGACCTGCTGAAGGCCAGCGTGGACGTGTACGCCACCATCGGCACGTGGAAGGCGTTAGGCATCCAGCACCACCGCGCGCACGACCTGCAGCCGCTCACGCGGGTGGAACTGCCGAACGGGTGGCGCGTCGTGGCGCTGCCCGTTCAGCACGACGCCCAGGAGCCGTGCGCGTTCCTGATCGGCGGGCACGGGGCCAAGGTGCTGTACCTGACCGACGCGCCGCGCCTGGCGTACCGGGTCAACGGCCTGACGCACGTGCTGCTGGAGGCGAACTGGTGCCCCGACCTGGTCGCCGCGGCGGTCGCCAGCGGTCGCACGCCCGCGGCGCAGGCCGAACGCCTGCGGCGCACGCACCTGAGCCTGCCCGCCGCGGTGCGGCTGCTGCAGGCCACCGATCTGCGGCGCGTGGAGTCGATCACGCTGCTGCACCTGTCCGACGGGCACAGCGACGCCCGCAGGTTCGCCGACACCATCAGGGCGGCCACCGGCTGCCCCGTCACCGTCGCCCCGCGCGACACAGGAGGCCACGCCCATGCCTGAAGCCAGCAGCACCCGATCCCGACGCCTGACCGCCCGCAGGCGCACGACCCGCAGCGAACGCATCATGCGCGCCGTCCTGGACGCCCTGGCCGACGGCCACGCGCGCCCCGTCAGCGAACTGCGCGACGCCGCCCTGATCGCCAGCACCCGCCAGGAACTGCACACCGTCGTCCACCGCATGATGGAACGCGGCCTGCTGCAGCGCGAGGGCGACGGGTACCACCAGGGCGACGCGTTCAGGTACCGGGCGGCCCAGCCGTGAGCCCGACCCCGCCGCCCCCGCCGCCGTTCAGCATCGGCGAACGCGTCACGATCCACACCAGCGCGGGCCCGCTGGCCTGCACCGTCACCAGCATGCGGCAGGACGCCACCGGCGCGTGGACGCAGGTGTGGGCGACCGGCCCCGACGGTTACGGCACGTTCTGCCACCCGCCCGGCAGCGTCGTGCGCGGCTGGCTGCCCGAGGCCCGCCGGTGAGCGCGGCCGAGGCACGCGCCCTGGCCGTCGGCGAACTGGTCGACGTGATCCTGCCCGGCGTCACCCCGAACGGTGGCGACTACACCCTGCACGACATGCGTGTGATGCGCGCCGACGGCGACCGCGCGGTGGTGGCGCGGCCCGACAGCGTTCACCGGCGCACCGTGGCCCCTGGGCGTGTGGAGGTCACGCGCACGCGCTGGGACATGCGGCCGGTGCGTCCTGGCCTGCACGTGGTGCTGCGCCCGTCGGCCGACTACCTGGGCGCGCAGCCTGGGCCGGTGGCGTGGCTGGCGGTGGTCGCGCGCGGCTACGGGCAGCGGCTGTCCCTGGTGAACGTCCAGGCGCACGCGGGCGAGTACGACGCCGCGCCCGAGGTCGCGGGGTCGTGATCGACGCCCTGGTAGCGGTAGGCGCGCTGGCGGTGGTCGTCGGCGCGCTGCTGCCCCCGCGCCGCGGCCAGCCCCGCCCCGCGGCCGCCATGCTGCTGATCCTGGGCGGCATGCTCCTGGCGTTGACCATCGCTCTGCGTCGCATCCTGGGCGCGCCATGATGGACGCCATGGCCCACAAGAGAACCGGCCGCCCTGGGAGGGGCGGCCGGGTGCGGGGCCTGAGCCACAAGCCTGATCCGCGGGGTCACAGGAGGGATCACATGACCGAGGCCAGCATAGCACCAGACGCAAGGCAGCGGCGGGCGGTGCTGCGCAGCGTGCAGCGCCGCACCGTGCGGGCGCACGTGATCGTGCGCGAGTGGACCGCCCGCCGCGTGTTCGTGCATGCGAACGGCGCGCACCTGGCCGAACGCCTGCAGCACGCCGTCGCTGAAGCCATCCGCGACGGGCACGCGCTGGTCGACGACGACATGCGCGTGCGGTTGACGCCGAAGGGCGAGGGCCTGCTGCGGGGTGGCCGCCGGTAGGGGTAGCATGTCGAACCACAGCACGACCGCCCCGGTTGGTAGCCGGGGCGGGACGCGGGCGCACTCAGAGGCGGGACACCCTGAGCATACCCAACGCCCGCGCGAAGGGCAACGCATGGACCGCACCACCGCAAGCACCGCCAGCGACCGGCTGGAGGTCGTAGACGCACGCACGCACGCGCCCGTGTTCATGTCCGCCAAGATCGACGACTGCGGCCTGGACGTCTACGCCGTCCGCGTCTACCTGACCCTGAGCCGTCGCGCGGGCCGCCGAAACCTGGCGTTTGAGAGCGTCGGCAACATGGCCGCGCGCATCGGCATGAGCGAGCGCAGGGCACGCCAGGCGCTGCGGGACCTGGAGGCCGCCCATGTGATCATCGGCGAGGCGCGCAGCGGCGGCACGACGCTGTACAGCCTCACGGACGAGGCCGCCTGGCACCTGCCGCCAGCGCGGCCGAAGCACGACCGTGGGGCGGCACAGGATGCCACCCCGGCACCAGGTGCCGCCCCCCCGGCACCACCTGCCGGGGTACCCCGGCAGCAGGTGCCGCCCACCCCGGCACCAGGTGCCGCCAAAGGTACTGCCCTGAAGGTTCCCCCCCTGAAGGTACCCCCCCCAACTACACCCGCACCTGCGGACACCGCCGACGACGCGCCCGTGGACGCACTGCTGGAGGTCGTAGAGGAACAGGGCAACCTGGACAGGATCAGGGCCCACAGCACGCACGACCGCGCGGTGCTGGCCAGCCAGCACCCCAACGTCTGGCGCAACCTGGCGGCCGTGTCGAACGCCCGAGGCTGGAAGCAAGAGCAACTGCAGGCCGTGGCCGTCCGCGTGCTGCAGCACACCCGCGACTACGGCGACGAACGCGTCGCCACCGCGCTACAGGACGTGCGCGAGAACCTGGACGCCATCAGGTACCCCATGCGGTACCTGGACGTCGCGCTGTCGCGCGCCGCCGCCCAGCAGCAGGCCACCGCCAGCGTGCGGGACCTGGTGGACGAACTGCTGTGACGACCACCAGCACGCGCGGGTTTCTGCCGCGCATCCCACGCACGTGCCGCCACTGCGGCGCGCACACGCCCGACAGCCTGACCGATCACCGGGTGGGCGTCACCTGCTGCCCCGACGCCGTGCGCGATCAGATCGAGTGGCGCACGCAGGACCTGGACCGGCTGCGCGCCGAGGCCCGCCGCATGATCGACGCCGCCGAGGCGCGCGCCGCCACCGCCAGCGTGGAGGCCGCGCAGCGCATCCGCGACGGCGTGCAGGCACGCGTTCGTGGCGAACTGAAGGCCCGCGCGGACGAACTGAAGGCCGAACTGCAGCGGTGTCAGGACCTGCTGGATGGTGCCGTCACCGACTGGCCCCGCCCCTACCGTGACGCCTGACCGTTACGCTGTGCAGCATGGCCCTGCTGGTCGCCCTGCTGATCGTGTCCCTGATCGCCAGCATCGTGGCGTACGCCGCCCTGGTCGTCGGCAGCCGTTCCGACGACCAGGTGGACGACGACCGCGCGCAGACCGAGTACCTGCGCAGGTGGCGCGCATGACGCGCCCCACGTTCGACGTCCTGGTGCCCGTCCTGTGGCGCCCGCACCGCATCGTGCCGCTGGCCGACCGCCTGCGCGAGGCGACGACGCACCCGTACCGGCTGCTGTTCCTGGTCGACGCCGACGACCACGACACCCGGCAGACGATCCACACCGCGGGCCTGAACGCGCTCGTGTGCCCGCCGTCGGCCGACTGGTCGCGCGCCACGTACCCGTCGAAGGTGAACCACGCGTGGGGCCTGACGCGCGCGCCGTACGTGCTGGTGATCGGTGACGACGTCGACCCCAGGAGCGGCTGGGACGACGCGGTGCTGGAGGTCGCGCGCGCGCACCCCGACGCGGGCGTGATCGCCACGAACGACCTGCACAACGTGCGCAGCATCTACGGCGTCACGGCCACGCACCCGGTGATCGTCCGCGCGTACGTCCAGCGGTACGGCAGCGCCACCGCCGACGGACGCTGGCCCGTGTTCGCCGAGGCGTACAGGCACAACTACTGCGACGGCGAACTGGTCGCGGTCGCCCGATCCCGCGGCGCCTTCAGAGCCGCACCCCACGCCATCATCGCCCACCAGCACGTCCAGGCCGACCGCAGCCTGGACGACGTGACGTACCAGATCGGCCGCCAGCACGCCGAGCGCGACCGCGCCACGCAGCAGCGGCGCCTGCGCGCCTTCGACCGTGCCCGCATGGGCGACGACCGCCTGCGCGGCCGCCGCATCCTGCTGACGAACGGCCGCCTGAACCGCGTCGGCGGCAGCGAGTCCTGGCTGATCAGCATGCACGCCGAACTGCAGCGCCGCGGCGCCGACGTCACCGTGTGGACGCCCGAGCCCGGCGCCCTGGCTGCCCGCCTGCGGGCACCCGCCGCGCTGCGCGGCCGGTGGGACGTCGCGCTGGCCAACCACGCCACCACGGTGCCCGGCGCCCTGCGGCACGCGCCGGTGGTGATCCAGACCTGCCACGGCATCCTCACGCCCGAGCGACCGCACCCCGACGCCACCGCCCACGTCGCCATCAGCCCCGAGGTCCACGCGCACCTGCGACGCCAGGACGTGCAGCCTGCCGCGCTGATCCCGAATGGCGTGGACCTGCTGCGGTACCGGCCGCGCAGGCGCCCCAGCGCGTACCCCAGCGCGCCCGCGCGGCTGCTGCTGGTGAGCAACTACGCCGAGGGCGCCGCGGCGCGCCTGGCGGCCGCCGTGCGCATCCTGCGCGACGACGGCCGCGCGCCCAACCTGACCCTGGACGTCCTGCGGCACGCGCCCGACACCGCGCCAGCGATGGCCACCGCCGACGTGGTCGTGGGCCTGGGCCGCACCGCCCTGGAGGGCGTGGCCAGCGGCGCGCACGTGATCGCCTGGGACCACCGCAGGTACCAGGACCCCATCGGCGACGGCCCGCTGGACCCCCGCACCGACGCGTACTGGCGCGCGGCGATGGCGAACTGGAGCGGCCGCGCGCACCGCCTGCAGCCGACCGACCACGACCTGGCCGCATGGATCGCCGAGTACACGCCCGCCGTCGTGACGCGCAACCGCGCGGCCGCGCTGGCGCACCACGACATCGTGGACACCGTCACCAGGTACGTGGCGCTGATCGACCGCCTGGCGGCCGCGTGAAGCGCGTCTACTCGTTTGGGACCCCGTATGAACGCGCCCTGAAGCATCTACGGCGCAACGAACACGGCTGCTGGTTGTGGAGTGGTGCGCAGACGAGCGGTGGATACGGCCATATCAACGTTGGGAACGGACGATACCGGCATGCGCACATAGTCGTCTACGAACACCATCATGGCCCGGTGCCAGAAGGTCTGGTGCTGGATCACCTGTGCAGAACACCGTTGTGCGCGAACCCGCAGCACTTGGAGGCCGTGACGCAAGCCGAAAACGTGCGGCGCGGCAAGGCGATGAGCCGAAAGTGCGCACACCCAGAAAGCATGTTCTACCGGAGCAAGACAACCGGAAGGATCGCCTACTGCAAGGAGTGCAGGCGGCAAAGGCGACGGGCAGGGAAGCCATGAGTGCCCGCAGAGCATCCGCAGTGAAAATCCCCGAGGCAGCGTTCACGAGCCAAGTGCTTGCCCTAAGTCGCATGTGTGGTTGGAAGTCGGCACACTTCAGACCGGCACAGGACGCCCGTGGCGACTGGCGGACAGCGGTGGCTGGCGACGGTGTCGGCTGGCCCGATCTGGTCATGCTGCGTGGTGATCGCATCGTGGTGGCCGAACTGAAGGCCGACGGCGCGCCGGGACCGCGGCCAGAGCAGCGGGCGTGGCTGGATGCGTGGCGCGCGGTGGGCGCGGAGGTGTATGTGTGGCGGCCTGCCGACTTCGGCGCGCTGCACGAGGTGCTGCGGTAGCCGTGGCCCCGTGCGTGCGGCCTGGGCGCAGCGCGTCGGTGCGGCGTGAACTGGCGCGCCTGGTGTCGCTGCAGATCAGCGGCCTGATCCCTGCGGGGCGGTACGACGCGGCCATGCGGCTGGTGCTGGACGGGTGGACGGCTGATAGCGCGGCGCGTTCGGTGAGGCGTCGCCGCTGGGGGAGTTGACACACCGTGTACGGCCGTGTACACTCATGTCAGTTCAGAGCGGGAGCCACCCGCCACCCCAGGAGGTACGACATGCACACCATCCCCCACCTGATCGCCGCCCTGATCGCCGCCGTCGACGCGGCCGCCACCGCCGCCCTGGCCGCGTACCACGCCGACATCGCCCCGTACGCCAACCTGGACGCGTACCTGGCGAACGTCGACGCCATCGCCCCCGTCGTCGCGCAGGCCGAACAGGACGTGGCCCTGGCGCGTTTCGCCCTGGCCGGTGCGCTGGTCGAACAGAACGCGTGGCACCTGCTGCCGATCATCCGCCGCGTCGTCGGCGACGCGCAGGCCGATCTGATCGCCGAACACCGTCACCTGGCCGCCCCTGCGGGGGTGGCCGCGTGAACCACGTCACCGCCACCACCGACGCCGCCCCGACCGTGCGCGTGACGATCAGCACCGCCCACGGCCGCATCACCACCGACGTGCGCACCGTCGAGTACGGCCCCGACCAGGGCCAGATCGACCACGACCACCTGACCGCCCTGGTGCGGTCCCACGCCATCAGCGAAGGCGACCGCTGGCCGACGCGGGCCGTGTACACCGAGGCCGACGACCGCGACCCCTGGACGCTGGCCCTGATCGACGTCGACAGCCAGGACACCATCGGCAGCGTGACCGTGCATCATGGCGCTGGAGCATGACCCGCCCCGCGACCCCCACCCCCACCGCGCGCCCGGCCGACCGCC